CGGGGGTGTTTACGTGCTGGCGCGGAGCGTTGAAGATGTGGAGGAGATTCACCATGCCGGTTAATACAGTTTCCAAAGATGATTTTCTGCGCAAATACACTGAAACACTGTGCCTGTTATGCGCAAACGGTAGACCTACCCGCTGTGCATTTATGGCGCTGCGGAATCCGGAAGAAGGGCTGGAGAAAGTGTGCGCCAATGCGGTGAAAACAACCATGGGACGCGGCCGAAACGAAATCGATGTTTATAAAGTCGTCGAGTGTCCTGGTTATGAGCAAGGCGACGCATATGGACATATTCCAGGGGGCAGTTAACATGTTTATCGTCTATGACATTGTTTATGAAAAGCAGCCGGACGTTTTCAGGCTGTTGAAAAAACTGTTCGGTATTCGCAAACCACGGCTACGCAGGGTCGAGGGTATGAAAGTGCGGCTCTGGTGCGGAGACGATGAGTTTGATTTTTATAAAGTAATGATGGAAACACCATATTACAAAGAAAGAAGGAAAGAAGATGTTAGTAATTTGTAATAATTGCGGTCAACTAACTAAAAAAGAACCAAATAAAGTTAGAAGAAGCAAAAGACATTTCTGTTCGGCTAAATGTCAGCGCAAGTTTCAAAGTAAAAATCTGTCAAAGGAAAAATCTCCTTACTGGAATAGAGTTAGGGTTAATTGTTCTTATTGTGGTGCAGAAAAATTGATAAAGCCATCAAGAATGAAAATTATTAAAAATCATTTTTGTAATAAAGAATGTCATGATAAATACCAAAGCTTATTTAGAAAGGGAACTAATAATCCATCCTGGAAGGGTGGGAAAACAATCGCTGCAAGAGGATATATTCATGTGTATTGTCCAGACCATCCTTATGCTAATAATAAAGGCTATGTTTCAGAGCATCGGTTAGTCATGGAAAAACACCTTAATCGATTATTAGTTCCAAAAGAAGTAGTTCATCATAAAGATGGCAATGTGAAAAACAATGATATTAATAACTTAGAATTATTCTCAGATAATGGTGCACATGCCAGATTGCATTTAACTAAACGGTGGAAATTATCTTCTTGGCCCGGCAAGGCGGGATTGTTGTCGGGGAAAAAGGAGGTGGTTTAAATGGCTAAAGAACTGCTTTTTTCTATCACCAAAAAGGATTTCCGCGTGGACACTTTCCGCGCTGGCGGCCCTGGCGGGCAGAAACAAAACAAAACTTCGTCCGCCGTGCGTATAACTCATATTGAATCTGGCGCGGTGGGTGAAAGCCGGGAGGAACGGTCTCAAGCGCAGAATAAGAAAAAAGCTTTTTTGCGCTTGGTGGAATCACCCGTTTTTAAAGTCTGGCACAAGAAAAAAACAGCGCAAATGTTGTTGTCGGAAGCTGAAAAGAGGGAAATGGAAAAACGGGTGGATATTTGGATGTGCGACGAAAACTTGAAAGTTGAGTATTTTTAAAATGGTGGTAAAGGTGGTGAATTCATAATGAGGACAGAATTAAAGTTTGATGATCTACACGGGCAATTTATCGCGAAGATGAAAATGATTCCTGAAGAGTGCCTGGAGGCGGTCGGTTACTGGTACGCTTATGAGAAGATCCAAAAAAGCAGAATTGCATTAACTAACCAGTATTTACAGGTTGCCGGCGGCGGCAAAAGGGTGTTTTGGGCCAGCGAAGTATTACCATCTGATGTGCGTGATGGTATGGCGCGGTATTACACACTGGCTATCGGTGCAAAAAAGGCAATGTATGAAATCGTAAAAACGGTAATACAGGGGGAAGACGTTGAATTTGGCATTCTAGAGTTGAATAAACCGCTGAACAGCGTCGAGGATTCTCTTGCCCGGAAAATAGACAAGTCAATTCGTGAAACCACGTGGTTCAACGAAGTATTACAGCCGACGGCTAAAGTAGGGATAGGCGGTATTTTAGCTGTTCCTTTGCTGGTGGCAATTGCAGATGCCAAGAGGTTCAATTCTTTTGGCCGTCTGGTGAGCTACGCTGGTCTTGACGTGACGAAAGCAGGGAGGGCTCCGAAGCGGGAAAAGGGCAAGCCGTTTAAAAAGTCCCACCTGCTGCGCAAGACGCTTTATCTGATTACTGAAAGCTGGAATAAAATGCCGGACTGCAAATGGCGCATTATGTGGGACACATGGAAGCTATGGTATGAGGAGAACAGGCCGGAGTTGCTGCAGGAGGTATCGAAGGAAGGTAAGCACTGCGGAAAGGGCCATATTCATAATATGGCGCGGCGGAAGGTGCAGAGGGAATTTTTGCGTGAACTGTACACGCGATGGTATGAGTGGGGAGGTTAGTGACGGTGGTGTCAAGTAAAGAATTGTTATCAAAGAGAGACATGCAACCCACCGTTGCTATAAATTTTCGGCTGCGGGGTGTCAATCGAAGGCTTGTTATCAAAACTCCGCGTGCAATCCCCGCTGCCGATAAAATTTAAATAAAATTTGGTTGGTGGTGTCAAACGCTGCGTTGTTATCAACTGAAAGCTTGCAACCCACCGGCCACCAAAAATATAAACTATTTGGCGGGGTGTCAATCGCGGTTTTGTTATCAACCCACTACGTGCAACCCCCGCCGCTAAAAATTGCCGTGCCTGGTGTCAATTCGTCATGTGTTATCAAGAGCTTCGTTGCAACCCAGGCCGGCGATAATTCAAAAAAAAATAAAAGGAGGATACCAATGAAAAACTTGGAAAAAGCAAGACTCGGTTCGCTGGTAGTAGAAAGAAACATCTGGGTACGCAGTCACCTGGACACCGATCACATCAGATGTTTGGTTAACGACCTGGCGAACGGCGCGAAGTTCCCCCCGCTTGTGGTGGACAAAAACACCAATATTATCGTCGGCGGTTATCACCGGTACTACGCCTATAAAGAGTTTTACGGCGAAAAGAACTATGCTGATGAGAAAGTTGATGTCCGCTGGGTGGACATGCCGCCGATTGAAGATAACCTGGCGGCTTGGAAAGAAGCCGCGCTGGAGGACAATGAGCACTACGTGGCCCGGCTGAAATACAGTGACAGAAATAGAGTTTTAAAGGACGCGGCGGAAAAAATAGGGAACGAGTACGCTATTAAGCTAGGTGTTAAATATCTGCACTTTACTGAAGGCGGGGCGACAGAAACGCTGAAACTCATCCTCGATACGTGGAAGTCTGCCCAGGAAGCGCAGGGAGGAGCGCAGAAGGAAGCACGAAAAGAAGCACAGAAGGAGATGCAGGAGAAAGCGCCGGAAGAAACAAAGCAGATGATGCCTGAGCAAACATTGCCCAAGATGGCAAAAATCAACTATGAAACCGGCAAAGACATAAACCCTGGCCGCTTGCGGACGCCGCGGACGGGACTGATGGCGTTGGTTAATAGCTTGTGTGATGCTTTAAGTAAGACAAGAATTGAAAACTTGACGGAGGCGGAAATAAACGGTCTGCAGAAGCTTAGAGAAGCAATAGACGGTTGCTTGCGCGAAGTGGCTTAATTTTAAGCGGCGGGGTGTCAACGCAGTGGTTGTTATCAATTCCCCGTATGCAACCCCCGCCGCCAATTTTTCGCCGGGCGTGTCAACAGCAGAAGTGTGTTTCAAACAGAGAGTTGCAACCGTCCGGCGTCAATATTGCGCCTGGGGTGTCAAAACATACTGTGTTATCAAAAGGAGTATTGCAACCCCCAGACGCAGAAAAAAAAGAGCCGTCTCACGGCCCTTGGACATGCACACTACCCACAGTATAGCATACTGCGAAAACACTGTCCAGGAGGGATGTATATGAAGCTGAAAAGAGCGGCATTCAGACACATAGAGGCAGAAATATACAGCTATCGGGATACCCTTGAGGCAATAAAGGAATTCAGACAGATGATTCTTCTGGCCGGCCGGGAGGAAGAGCTGGCGAGGGTCAGCGGTGACAGGTACGCCGACAGCGCTGTTGAACGACGGGCTACCAAGTTGGCTGATTCAATTCTGCTCCGTGAGATGGATCGGATAACCAAGGCAATTGAAGATACTTATGCCGCGACACGGGAAGAAGGACGCCGGGTTATATGGGTGAAGTATGGATTGGCCATCAAATGGGAGCCGCCGACGGAGATACGGGCGCAGATAGAAGGGCAGAATAGGTTTGATATGAGGGCGCGTGTCATGGCAGAAGCTTCGGGCATGGACGAAAGTACTTTCCACCGCTACCGGACGGGGTTTGTCTTTGGTGTGTCGGAAAGGTTAGGGTGGTATTGATTGGTAGTTGCAAAAAATAACTTGCAAGTTTTTTGCAAGCCTGAAAGAGGTAAACTGTGTTAATATGTTACTGGGAGTCGTCCGCAAGGGCGGCTTTTGTGTTTTAAAACGTTTTAAAACACACTAAACCAAAATGGAACAACAAAAGGTGGTGGTCCCGATGGCCAGGCCGAACAAAATTGATCAAAACAACTTGTCTGAAGTGGTTCTGGAATTGGCTACCACCAAGACCAGCCGGCAAATCGCCGAATATTTAAAACAAAAATACGGGGTAGAAATAGGTTACGGTGCTGTAGCCCGATATATAAAAGAGATTCGTCAAGAACGTGCCGAACAGACAAAAGCCCTGGTGCAGGAAAAAATCAAGGTTACCGTGCCTCGTGACCTGGACATACTTGATGAACTTATCGCCCAGGAACTAAACTGGTTCAAATCCGCCGAGATAGATATTGGCGGCAAACTGGTTGTAGCAAAAGAACTGCGCCAGACCATAGACACCAAGTTGAAGTATAGCGGCGCCGGCGTTAATGAAAGTGAAATAACTTTAAAACTTTACGATTTTGATACTGATGTCTACCCGGAAGATTAGCCGTTTAGATAACTTACCGGGCCAGCGCCGCTTTATGGAATCGACAGCGCCGGAGCTTTTATATTCAGGAGCATGGGGTGCCGGGAAGAGCCGGATTCTTTGTGAGAAGGCTTATTTTTTATGCTTGAAGTATCCCAAGAACTTTGTAGGCATCTGCCGGAAAACGTTCAATGCGTTGAAGCAAACTACTATGCGGACTTTCTTTGAAGAAGTATGTCCGGCTGATCATATCAAGAAGTGGAACAAGACGGATCATCTCCTGACTTTGAGAAACAACAGTCAAATATACTTTTTCGGTTTGGATGATCCGCTCAAAATTCAGTCCCTGAACCTGGGGGCCTGTGGCGTTGATGAAGTAATTGAACTGACTGAAGATGACTGGATTATGCTGGGGGGTCGCATCAGGTTAAGTAAAGTCCCTTTCCGGCAGTTATTTGCGGCAACCAACCCGGCGCATCAGGGGCACTGGTGCTACCAGCGATTCTATATTGAGCGGCCTTTTTTGCCGGATGGCCGACCGATGACCGAAGTAATAGAATCAAATGCTTTGGAAAACCCGCATCTGCCGGCAGATTACATGTCGAAGATTCAAACGTTGTCTGGACGCTATAGAGATAGATTTGTTTTAGGGAAATGGGTAAGTTTTGAAGGACTAGTTTATGACTGTTTTGACCCGCTTGTTCATGTAGTGAGCACTATGACGCGAGGTTGGCAAGAATGGCCAAAAGTTAGAAGTATCGACTTCGGCTATGCAAATCCGTTCGTCTGCCAGTGGTGGGCCATTTCCCCAGATGATGAATGGTATCTTTACAGGGAATTATATCATTCCCGCCGGCTGGTTGAAGATCATGCCAGGCAGATTAATGAACTGAGCCGGGGAGAAACTTATCTTGCCACTTACGCCGATCATGATGCTGAAGACCGGGCGACGTTGGAGAAGTACGGGATACGAACTATGCCGGCAGTTAAAGACGTGAGTCCTGGCATCCAGGAAGTTTATAAAAAGCTGCAGATAGATGACCGGGGTAAGCCCGGTCTTTGTTTTCTCAGGAGTTCGTTGATGGAGAAAGATCCGGCGCTGGTGGAAGAAAAAAAGCCGACTTGCACTTTGGAAGAAATCCAGGGATATCAGTATCCGAAGCAGAAAGGCGACAAGAACGTAAAAGAAGAGCCAATAAAGTTGAATGACCACGGCATGGACTGCATGAGATATGCCGTTTACTCTTTTGTTCGCAGGCTGGCTGTTCGTGGAGCGCCTGGCGGCGTAGCCGGCAAGACCGAATCATCACAGATAAACTGGTAGGTGCGTTAAATGCAAATAGCTAATCAGATAGTAGTAGCAAACAACAAATACGCTCAAATCGGCTCACAACTTGACCAGACTTTCTTTCTCTTCGACAACTGCATTGCAAATCCAGAAAGCGTACCGCTTACCGAGTTTGAAAAAATGATCGACACGGATGAAACCGTCGGGACCGGGCTGGACTTTCTGAACATGGTTAGTATCTTCCGGCTGGGGGAATATGAGCATGAAAACTCAAAAATAACCGAATTTATCCACGGCAACTTTGAAGACATGCAAGGTAACCTACTGCTTGCTTGCCAAGACATTCTATCGGCTCTGTGGGCCGGCTATTCCGGAACGGAAGCAGTTTATAAACCGGTAGGTAAAAACGTAATGCTCGACATGCTTGCAACATACCACCCGCTGACGGTGCTGATGGCGGTAGATAAGCAAACCGGCGCCCTGGAAGGGATAAAACAATACCGCTGGTATGCCGGCTCCCCGGTGGATATTCCTAAGGAAAAATGCATCGTTTTTAGTTACGGGAAGCGGTTCGGGAATCACTATGGTAAAAGTTTGCTTAAACGGATTCGCAAGAACTGGTTGCTCAAAGATTCGATACTGAAGATGTGGGCCAGGGGGCTTGATCGTTTCGGCACTCCGTTGGTGGCTGCCCTGGTTCCGGATGATGAGATAGATGATCCTGACAACCCAGGCACAAAGATAAGCCAAATCACCTGGGCTTTGCGCGTGCTGGCTAACTTGCAGAGCGGAACGGGTTTAGCCTTTCGCAGCAGCCGCAAAGACGAGGCGCAAATAGACGTGAAAACGCTGACTGGTGCTGGCGCCGGCGTTGGAGAAGCTTTTGAGCGGGCGGTATTATATTTCAACAAAATGATTTACCGGGGTTTACTGGTGCCGTCTTTAGTCTTTGACGAGGGCGTGAATTCCGGCAGCTACTCCCTGGGGCAAAAACACTTTGACACTTTCATGATGACGGTTGATACCCTATGTAACCATCTGTCCGAAGTGCTGCTTGAGCAGTTGATTAGGCGGATGATTGAATATAATTTCGGGCCGCAGAGCGACTATGGTAATTTTCAGCGAAAAACTCTGGCTGAAGACGACAAGAAAGCATTATCTGAAGTTTTCTTGAACATGACAAATGCCGGCTATCTTGAACCACAGCAGGAGCAGGATTTTAAGTATGTAAGGGAAAGTTTGGGTATGCCGGAAAGAGACCCTATCCCGCTTGATGATAAAGTACGGGAGGCGGTACTGAAAGAATATAACCGCTACCCGCGGGGCGGTGAAAATGATGAACCGCCTGGAGAGGATATTTAAAAAGAGGCTCGATGAGGAAGAGGAAAATTTATTACTACAAATCGAACGCTGGCTGAAGCAGGTTGTGGATAACATACCTGCTTCTGTTACTTTTGAGCAGGTATCGACGTTTGTTCTGCCGGGTGCGGGTTTGCTGGCGCCAATACTGGCCAACTATGCGGCCGATATTTACAGTATCGGCCAAGCCCATGCAGGTTTAGAAGTTGAAGGCATTCTTAAAAAAGCCGGCCGAAAACTGGCTGAGGAAGATTTTTTACTGCCAAATGTTCCGAAGTTTGAGATTTGGATTAAGCCGGTGGAGGCGATTAAAGCACTCCAGGCCAGGCAATTGATTCTAGCTGGTGATTTTGAAGCTGATTTGCTTACGCAGACTAAGCAGGCGCTTATGGAGCGGTTGTTGGGGGCGTCAAGGAAAGATGTAGAGCAGAGACTTCAAGACGTACTCAGAGTAAATCGCAATCGGGCTGGGCTGATTACAACCACGGAAACGACTTATGCTTATAACCGTGGCCGGTTGGCAGGGTTCCATGCTCACGGCGTTGATTATGTGCAGTTTTCGGCTATTCTGGACAAGCGGACAAGTGCTCAATGCCGAACCCGGCATGGGCTGATTATGGTGATGGATGATCCCCGGCTACCGGCAAATACTCCGCCGCTGCACGGCAGATGCCGGAGTATTTTAAAGCCGGTTTACGGCAAATACCAGGGCAAAGAGATTACTCATAAATCGCTTGACTGGTCTGATGCGGCGCCGCTGCCGAAAGGGTGGCGGACAGGCGGGGAGACAATATCTCCGGCAATAACAATACCGGAGATGATAATTATTCAGGGTGGTGTAAGTGGATTTGGAGAATCTTATTTTACCTCAGCTCCTCCTCGTCCGAAAGAAGTTATCGATGAGGCATTAGATAGAATTAAAAAAGACAAAATAAAACTTACCGGTGTGGATAAAATAAATAATTTGGCAGAGGCCTGGCGGGATACCGGTGGATTCATCATGATAAATGATTTAAAGACTATTTACATTTGCTCTCGAACATGGGATACTGAATATAGAGACTGGATAATAGGCTTTATAGATAATGCCCGGTCAGTTATCGGACAGGGAAAGTTTACTCGAAAAACTTTTGATAAGTTGGTTAATAAGCTTTATCAGTTTGATTTTGCCGATATGACTGCCCGGACGATAAAACATGAATATGGACATATTTTGAGTTTTACCAGGTCACATTTATTAACGGGCACTGAAGTGGATATTGCCCGACAATATGATAAATATTTGCAAATACTTCATCAGCGGGGAATTGATACAACATTAATGACAAGAAGAGCATTGTATGAAATAATTGCAGAAGATTTACGGATTGCAATGGGTGGTAATGATGCAGTTCTGCCGTCAGTACATACATGGGAAAGTGATTTACCTAATCCTAAACTGGCGCAAAAGGCCCGAAAAGAACTTATACATATACTTGGTTTAAGAGGTTTTTAAAAGGGGGTATGGCAGTTGGAAGACAAGAAAGTTGATAGTGACAAGTTAAATATTGTCAGAGAAATAATTTTACCGCACCCGTATGCAGTAACAGAAGAAGAAAAAGAGGAAAATGAGCGTATTCTTGAGGAAATGAGGATAAAAGGAGAAAAGTTAGGGATTATTTTTTAAAGTCTTATTAGATTAAAAAAGACCTCGCTATTTAAGCGGGGTCTTCGTTTTTGGAATCGTTTTCCGGCGCAGGCTCCGGGTCCGGAAAAGGAATTTCTTCCCGCAAGGCGGCGATTGGCACAACGCCGTCTTTTGTTATGTATCGGGCGCTGAGTTTAAGCTTCTCTTCACCCGTCTTGGGGTCGCGGATAATGCTGGCTTTGAGTGACAGCATGTAAAACACCTCCTGGCGATTTATTTCGATAAAGATACTTGAAAATCCTTTAAAGAAAAGAAAGGTGGGATGTTGATGCCTAAAGGAGGCGGCTGGGATGAAACAAGTGATAGCTTTCGCTACCGAATAAAAGACCCTGAAAAATTTCAGGATGGTAGTTTTAGAACAATTGAACTTGGGAAATCAGGAGTAAAGGCTGTCATTGGAAAGTTACAAGATGAAACAACTACAACTACGCAATCTCTTGTTTTCCCGAAAGAAAGTTTTACTGAGGAACAAGCAAAGAAATGGATTGCCGACCATCCGGATGCGGCAAAAAGAATGCTTGCCGAACTTAAAATTCCCTTTTTCCGGCTGGGCCGCTGGAAGCACCCGAAGTATGGCGTGGTCGAAGGGACACAACAGATGTTCGACCAAATGAAAGCGAACTTCAAGCGCCAGGTGCTGGGCCGGCAACCATTTGTAAGAATCGGACATGACACTGATGGAAAAGGCACATTTGGCGATGCGCCGGCGGAAGCCTGGATAAAAGACGTTGTGCAGGAGAGTGACTATCTGTATGCGATAGCCGATACGACTAATGATGAGGTGGCTAAGGCCGTAAGGGAAAAACGATACCGGTTTGCCAGTGCGGAATATGATCCGAACTATGCCGATAAAGAAACCGGGTTGAATGTTGGTGCACTGCTTTCAGCGGTAGCCTTGACGAATGAGCCGTTTTTGACACGGCTGCCGGAGGCGGTTGTGTTAGCGGACGAAACAGAGAAAATTTATCTTGATTACGAGGAGGTTACAAAAGTGGGACAAGAAAAACTGCTTGAGGAGAACAACAGCTTGCTGAAGAAGTTGACGGATACTCTTACCGGGTTTGTAGATAAATTTAAGCCTGGTCAGAGCGGCGGTTTAAGCGAAGAGGAGAAAAAGAAACTGGCTGAGTTGGATGATACAAAAACAAAACTCACTGCGGCTGAAACAAAATTAACCGCTATCGAAGCTGAACAGGCAAAAACAAAACTATCGCTCTGGACAGCTACGGTGGAAAACCGCATTAAAGACTTGGTGACGAAGGGTATCCCGCCGGCTATGTGCGAGCAAGCCAGGGCGATCCTGGCGGCAAATCCGGCTTACGAAACCACAGTGATCAAGCTGGCCGACGGCAAAGAAGTCAGCATGGCGGAGCAGGTGTTTGCTACGCTGGAAGCCTTGCCGACAGAACACCGGATTAAAATGGGGCAACTTGGCCAACAGACCAGCCCGCCGCCGGTAGACAGCCCGGAAGCCATAAAAAAAATGGCCGATGAGGACGTAAAAGCGCTGGGCGGCAAAGTGACTAATGAAGGGAAATACATAATATAAGGAGGTTGTAAATAATGGCGAGGGACCCGAACGTAACCACGATTGAAACTTACGTTGACCGGAAAATACTGGCGTATCCTGAAAGTGCAGGCCCGGTTATTTCGGCTTTATTGGCGGCCAGCCAGGGCGATCTGCAAAGCGGAAGGGTGCTGGGCAAGAATACCGGCACAGGTAAGTATGAAAAATATACGGCTGGAGTAAAAGCAAGCTTAACAACCAACTTGACCGGTGATAACAACGACCTGGTGTGGACGTGGAAAGCCCCTGGGACGCAGGGTAACAACATCAAAGTAAAATACACCGACCCAGGAGGAAACAGTAAACCGTTGGAAGTCAAGTTTAGCAACAACTTGATAGATATAAGCCTTGCCACTGACGGAGCAGGAGCCATTACAACCACTGCGGCACAAATTACTGCTGCGGTTGCCGCTGATGAGATATTAAAAGATAAAGTTACAACGGCAAACGCAACCGGCAATGACGGTACCGGCGTAGTAACTGCCATAAGCGCCACAGCGCTGACCGGCGGCACAAACGCTAATGTAACCCCGGCGGTAATTTTGGCAGAGGAGGTGCCAGATTCGGCTACTGATTTAAATGTAGCTGTCTATCTAGGCGGGGTGTTCTATACTGCTAAACTGACCGGTATGGATGATGTTGCAAAAGCGGCTATGTTTGCTCGCGAGGTTGCTGACGTTACTATTGTGCCGGTATAAACCACAAAAAGGAGAGTGAAATAAAGTGAATCTGACTTTTCCAACTACGCAAGAAGTTACACACATCGTCAGAAATCGAGTAGTCGATCCGGCGAAATTCATTGCCCGGAACTTCTGTCCTATCGTTCCTGTATATGCTGAGGCAATTGAGTATGACGTGATAGACGCAAGCTTGGGCATGACCAGAGCGCATAACGTGGGCGCCGACCCCAAGCTGGTGGAACTGCCCGGCCTGAGCCGCAAGCGCATGGGTACCGGCTACTGGAAAGAGACCTATCGTATAGATGAGGCACAGTTGCTCTATGCGCGCAGAGAAGGCACCTATAACCAGCGCTCCGGGCGTGATCTGGTTGTATTGCGTTCGACGCAGCAAGACGACCGGTTGGAGAGCCGCTTAGAATGGTTGTCCTGGCAACCGCTTACCATCGGCCAGCTTGCGGTTGATGAGAATGGCGTCAAGTACACGGTGGATTATAATGTCCCGAGTGGAAACAAACCTACGCTTGAAGGTACTGCGCTATGGTCAGCGTTAACTACTGCAGACCCGATAAAAAATATCACAGATTGGCTGCTGTTATATCGTGGTACCGGCGCCCGGGGCGTAACCGCATACTTTAACATGAAAGTAGCCGGCTACCTGGCGCAAAATGCGAAGATACGTGACCTGTTGAAGAATACGCAATACGCTCAATTCATGAGCGCAAACAATGTAGCAGGAGCTTTAAAACTTCTGTTTCCGGAGCTTGAGTTTGTGGTATACGACGAAGGCTATGCTGACGAAACGGGTACTTTCTACCCATTCATACCGGATGACAAGTTCGTTATCCGTGGTGGGGGGATGGTCGGCGAAAAACTGATGGACTTCGCCAGCACCATCAGCCTGCATAATGGTACTTTGGATAACCCGCAGCCCGGCAAATTCGCTATAGTGGAAGATAAGACGGCGAACACCAAAAATCCGTACCTTGATCTGACTGTGGGTATTTACGGCATCCCCAGGGTGTTCCATCCGAACTGGATTATACTTGCTGATGTTGCATAGAAGGTGATGACATGTATACGACTATTGATGCGGTACGTGTACTTTGTAAATTGATTGATCAATTCGAGATTAACGATACAGAAGTAACCGGCTTCATCATCAAAGCACAGCAGCGAATAGACGGGCGGCTGAGAGTGCTGTATCAGGTACCCCTGGCCGACCCGGTACCAGATATAATCCAAAGCATAGCGGCTGACATGGCCGCTTCTTTTGTGCTCGACAAGCATTACTCGGAGCGGATGAAAGACCAGACGACACTTTCAGAAGTGTACTACCGCCGGGCGATGGAAGACCTGGAAGCGGTCATTGAAAATAATCTGCTTGCCGGACTGTCTGGTGTGGAATTAATTATTCCGCCAGGAGTAATGACCAGGCCGGCAATCAGAAGCACCACAGAAGCGTTGAAAACGAGTGAGGCGGGTGTTCCTACAACAAGCTTGATAGAGGATGTGCTTGCTGAATGGTGACCCGGATAAATGTCGAGTTCGAGGGTCTGGATGAAGCCAAAAAGAAACTCACGGACATGGCCCGGCGGGGACATGATTTATCGGTACCGCTGGGCCGGGCCGGGGAAATTATCTATGGTTCGGTAATCCGCAACTTCGAGGAAGAAGGCAGGCCGAAGTGGCCGCCCCGAAGCCCGCTGACCCGCCGGATCATGGATTACAGCTTCATGGAGAAAGCCGCCGGCACAAGGCGGTACCAAAAAGCGGTACGCTGGAAAACCAAAGCCGGGATATTGCGCAAGGCAGTTGATGTGGCCAGAGGGCACAATATCCTCCAGGTATCGGGTGACTTGAAAAAATCAATCAGTACTGAAGTCGGGAAAAACGAGGTGCGTATTGGTACCTCTGAGATTTATGCTCGGATTCATCAATTCGGCGGGGTGATTAAACCGAAGCGGGGCCGGTTCCTGTGGGTACCGGTGCGTTCCGGCAGATTGATACCGATTCGGGAAGCTAAGATACCTGCCAGGCCATTTTTGATGATTCAAAGAGAAGATGAGGAGCCAATTATCCGGGTGTTTCGTGATTGGATGACGGAGGAAGCCAGAAGATGACACAGATTGATGAGATTCTGAACAAAATTGTTGAACTGCTTGAAGTTTATCCCGGCCTCAGTTCAGTGAAGAAGTGGCATAAGGTGGACGGCATGATCCCAGCGGTTCATCCCTGCGGTAGCGTCAGCCCGATCCAGGAAAATTTTGAGCAGATTACCCGGGATAAAGACGAATCCACCGGCAGGTTTGCTATATTCGTTTATCTGCAGCACGTTAACCCGGAAGCTGGAGAGGAGCAAATAAGAGAGCTTGCACACAACATCAGACTGGCGCTGACGGCGGATAACGATAACCGGCGGCTGGCAGGGGTTGGTGGTACTACGGACAGTTATATATATAGTATCAAATATATGACGATAGATGCCAGCGCTACTTTGCTTTTACATGCGGCGGAAGTAGACTATCGCGTGAAGTATGGCAGCTTTAGAACGGCTTAAAAGGGGGGGTGTTTTTTGAAACTCGCTTACATCGGTGACCACGAAAGGGACTTCCCTGGCGTCGGTACGTTCGAACAGGGGAAGGTGATAGAGGTTAATCAGGAAACCGCTGAAATGCTTTTGGCAAGTGGTTATTTTGTTGAACAGAAAGATAAAGATAAGGTAAAAGAATTTGAACTAATTACAGTTGTAGAGAGTAAGGAGGTAGATGAATAATGGCGACTGGAGCTTTTGGGCATATTGGATTGGGTAAAGAAACCGCCTGGGGGACACCGGTAGCGGCTACTGATTACGTGCCGTTCATCAGTGAATCCCTGGTGCATGAAATTGAACAAATTATGGAGAATGTTATCTGGATAAACCGTCATGAGCCGCCGCAGTATGCTGGGCTTGAGACCGTAAAAGGGGATATAGTAGCTGAAGCCCGGCCAGGAGCACTGGGCTATTTCCTGCGTAGTTGTTTTGGACCACCTAGTACTTCTGGTACTGGGCCCTATGTTCACGTATTCCTTCCTGCAAGCGGCGCGTTTTTAACCAACTGCGCCTTGCCGCCGTATACGCTTGAGATTCACAGAGACCTTGCCTCGGCGTTTCAGTTTGCCGGTTGCGTAGTAGATAAACTAACGTTAGAGTTTGGAGTTAAGCAGAAGATCCTCAAGTTGACTGCTTCTGTGATGGGCAAAGATGTAGCGCTGATTACCAAGACTACCCCAAGCTTTGAGACCGCTGCACCCTGGTTGTGGGATCAGGCTGCTATAAAAATAGCCGGGGTTGACAATGCGAATCTGGAGGATGTTAGTCTGAGTATCGAAAATAACCTTGAAGGCGTGGCACTTTTAAACCAGACCAGGAAAATCGGGTCAATCCGGTTCAACGGCCACTTAGTGGGTAACCTGAATTTGACTTTCGACGTGCCGAACCTGGATGAGTATAACCGGTTTAAAAACCAGACCGAGGTTGCGCTTGAGGTTACACTTACTTCCGGAACGAATGTTTTAAAGTTGGAGAGCAGCAAAACACGATATACTGCATTTCCGCTCAATATCGGCGGCCCAGGGCGAATATCGGTCAGCGCTTCAGCTAAACTGAAGTATGATTCTACCCTGGGCGGGTTAATCAAGGTAACGCTGACGAATGACAAGGCGAGTTATTAGAGAAAGGAGAACTTAAAAGATATGGATTTATTAACCAAAGCGCAGGTTTTGCAAGGGATTAAATACGTCGAGGAGTTGCCGGTTGAAGAACTGGGCGGAAGCGTGAAGATTCGGGCACTGAGCGACGGGGAGTTTACGAGTATTGAGATGAATTACGTGACGGAACTCCTGTCAATCGGTATAGACTACGATGAATTGCAGCAGATAAGACAGGGTAAATTAGAAACATTTGAACCGATGAAAATGAGTAATCTGTCTTTAGCATCGCTGAAACGGCAATGGAGCATCTGTTCTAATGCCTTATCGGTTGATGAACAATGGAGCATTGAAGAAGTCAAGCGATTACCAATTGAAGCAACAGATAAAATAGCAGTCAGGACAGAAGAGATTTCTAAGAAATAAACGGTTTTAGTTTTCTTCTGATTCTTCATCCGGCTCAAGTAAAATCACGATACTTTTTAGTCGCTCGATAATTTCACCAAGGGCAAAAAAGAAGATACCGGTAAGAAAAGAGTATATTATTGCCGCGATGCCATAAACCGGGCTGAACTGGATGGTTATATACAATCCCCCCAATAACCCTATGGCAATAACAGCGGCACCTGTTGTAATTATTAAAATGTCCAGGGTGAGCCCTCCTTTTTGTTTTTAGTTTAACTTAAAAGAAATTATAATGCAATACCGGAAGTTGGTGAATCTATGCCATTGAAAAACACTGTTGAAATTATCTTGAAAGCTACTGACCACGCAAGTGATGTTTTGCGGCGGATGGGCGCTGTCAGCGAGCAGCAGATGAACCGAATCAAAAAAGATGCTGAAACGGCGTCAAGAAGCTTTGATTATCTTAAAACTGCAGTCGTGGGTTTTCTGGGAATTATGGCCGGTAGAGCTGCCCGCAGCTGGTTGATTGACACAAACATACAAATGGAGCAAGCCGAAATTGGTTTTTCGACAATGCTCGGCAGTGCTGAAAAAGCTAAATCTTTCCTTGACGATTTAGAGAAATTTGCGGCAAAAACTCCGTTTGAATTTACGGAGCTTCGGACGGCGGCAACTAGAATGTTAGCTTTTGGCTTTTCAATGGAACAAGTACTGCCAACACTGACTGCCATAGGAAATGCCGCTGCCGGCCTGGGCATGGGGGCTGAAGGAGTTAACCGGATAATTCTGGCACTTGGGCAAATGAGAGCCAAGGCAAAAGTTAGCGCTCAAGAGATGATGCAGCTTACGGAAGCCGGTATTCCGGCATGGGATATTCTGGCTAAAGCAATGGGCAAATCCACTGCCGAAGTAATGAAACTCGCCGAAAAGGGTGTAATTCCTGCTGATAAGGCAATTCAGGCACTAACCGAAGGAATGTCAGCCCGTTTTCCAAACATGATGGCCGCCCAAAGCAAGACCCTGGGAGGTATGATTTCTAATTTACAGGACTGGTCTGAAAAAGCCGGACGAACGCTGGGTAAAGGTTTGTTCGAGCAAATTAAGCCGATGGTAGAAAATGCCTTGAAGCATTTAAATAAACTGGCCGATACAGGACAACTTGAAAAATGGGGAGCGCAAATAGGTAAAAGTTTTGCGTTTGTTGTTGAACACGGCAGACAACTTACAGCGGTATTGGTTGGTTTAGGCACGGCGTTTACAATACATAAAAGCATAAGTATGGCGGCTGTTGCGTTAGAGACTTTTAGAGCAAGCACTTTTGCCGCGACTCTTGCTACCAGAGGATTGACTGCTGCTCTTATGATGAACCCTCTGGGCTTAGTTGCTGCTGGAGCGGGTCTTGCTGCAGGAGCATATATGATGTATAGAATTAGGGCCAACGAGGCAGCGGATGCTACTAACGCTTTAACAGAAGAAACTAAAAATCTAATTGACAAATATAATCAGGCTAAAACCGTGGTTGAAAATGCCGCCGTAAGTGATACAAAAAAAGCAGAGGCTCAAGAACTTCTTAATAACGTTACCAGAGATATGGAAAATATATTACCAGAACTTCTGAGGGCTTACGGGCAAGAGAAACTTGCGATTGACATTTCAACGGGATCAATAACTGATAATACACGTGCTATGCTTGCAAATTTAGCTGTTAAAAAATCGACGGCGTTCGCGGAAATAGAACGAACCAGAATGGAAATGGCTAGAATTAGCACCGGTGTTGTGCCTTTAGAGTTTGTTCCCTTTCTTGATGAAAGAAAACTCTCAGTAGCTGAGAAGGCCTCCGGGCAAATATCATCAAAACACCAGGCCATTCAGGAATCTTTGAAGGCGCAAAATGCAACGCTTAGCGAAGCGGAAAAACATTATAATCGAATTTCGACGGTTTACGATAAGGCAGTTGAAGCAGTTGAGAAAGCGGGCAAGGCAACTTTAAAGAATACTTCGGCAACCGTTAACTGGGGGGAAGTTGCGTCAAAATCTGTAGGTAAGGTTGCCTCAAAAACAGATGAAGCCCTGCGCAAGGAACTTACCGCTTTAGATAATAAAGTAAAATCAGGTAAACTTACCGAAGAACAGCAGTTGACTGAACTTGAACGTTTGGAAAAATTAGCAAAGACCGAAGAAGGCAGGATAGCTGTCTTGGAAAAGATAGCATCTGTCAAGGAAAGCATATACCGCCGCATAGATCTGTGGATAAACCATGAAGTAGCGATGAACAGTATGTCAGTAGATTCACAAATTGCAGCATACGAGAGACTTCGCCGAAAGCATGAGTGGTCGGTATCTCAGAAATGGGAGTTAGAGGAGAAACTTGCCCGGCTATATGGCAATAAACTGAAAGCCGTGGCAGAGGACATAGAAAAAACATATCAAAATCAAGTTGACACCATCAATCGAGCTGCTGAAGAAACTATAAATAACATTCAAAGCAAAATAGACGAACTGGACGCCAGGTTAAAAGCCATTGACGAAGAAAAAGACCAGGATGAGCGGGAAGATACTAGAGAAGCGCACGAAAAACGCCTGGGGGATCTATATGAGCAGAGGCTATACCATGAGCAACGTACCGGACGGGAACATGCCAAGGCTATTGCCAATATCGATAAACAGATAGCGGAGGAAAATAAATCCTGGGCAGAAAAGCAGGAAGACTGGCAGCGGGATGATCGTAGAAAACAGATAGAGGCTGAAAAAGAAGCCTATCAGGAGCAAATCGAACAGGTTAAAAATACTGCTGAGGAAAAAAAGAAGGAACTTAAAAACTACTATGACGAAGTGAAAAAAATCACCGACAAAGGTCTTTTAGATACAATAGCGTCTATGGCCGCAAAGAATAACGGCTTCCTGAAAAAAGGCTATGACATAATAGACGCAATTAAGAAAGGCATGGAGAGTGCAGATTTAGCAGGATATCTGGCTGGTTTGCAGCAGCAAATAGATGTATTTCAACAAACTTCCGGTACATCTGCAAAAGGAACAGTGACCAGCGGTGCTGGTGAAGCCGGTAAAGCCCCAACAGCTACCATTACATCCGGGCAGTATGTGATGATTGGTGGATCAGCGGCTATGCCAGCGAAAACGCTAGCGTCTTTGCTAAATGAATCGATTACTTGGGACGCTACTAAAAAGCAAGTAATAATAGGCGGCAAAACCTTTGCTCCCCTGCAAATTATGAGTGGTAGTGCATATGTGGGCATCAGGGAGGTGGCTTCGGCTCTAGGGCACGACGTGAAAAGAGATGAATCCTCCAAAAACATAATGATCTATCACGAAGGAGGCCCGGTGCTGTCAGATACTTTAGCCCTCCTCCAAAAGGGGGAATATGTTATCCCGCGTGAGACGGCTAAGACCTTGCCTGTCGCTCCAGATTTATCAACAATTATCAATCAAGCAGCTGACCGGATTATAGCCGCGATAAACCAGCGTATGTTTATGAAGATAGACAAATTACTTCACATAGAACATTACGAACCGGAAGACGAGCTGGACGTAAACGGATTGACCAGACAGCTTAAAAGTGCCGTATTAAGTCTAGTCAGAGCGGGGGGTTAATTAAAATGGCTCAGACAGTAGCAGTTGAACTTGGTGGGGAAGGTTATAGCCCTGGGGTTGGAGGAACTGACTTCACAATAGATTCCAATGGTATCCTGCAACCTCTCGGTATATTGGTAGCCCGCGATAGCCGGGAGGATTTACTGCCTTCAACTCGGGAAAATACCGAAGAAATACCTGGCCGGCACGGAGAAATTGATTTTGGAAGCGAGTTAAGATCTCGAATATTAGAACTGCACGTATCAACAGCGGAAATAGACCCTGCCACCAGATACGTATTAAAAAGAACCCTTGCCAGTCAGTTAAATCCTTTGACTGGGGTCAAAACGCTGGTATTTGAAGATGACCCAACCCGGTTGTACTACGTTAAGTATGCGGGGGATATGCGCATAAATAACCAGCAGCCGACTTGGTTTGACTTTGTAATACCCCTTAAGATGGTAAATCCTTTTATTGTTAGTACGGATGAACATAGTTTTGCCGGCAGCGGCCCGGTTGCCAATGCCGGCAATGTAGATGCGCCGTTTAAGATATATGTTTATGGTCCGATAGTGAATCCAATGATTAATGTTAATGGTGAAGTAATGGTCTGGACAGGGGATTTGGTGGCGGGAGATATATTAGTAATAGATACCGAAAACCAAACTGTGAAGTTGAATGATACAAATGCTCTCGGTACTTACAACGGTGTTTTTCCCGTTTTGCGAACGGGGAATAATGACATTGTTGTTTCATATTCAGACATGACGTTAAAATGGCGGGACAGATGGATTTAAAGGGGGTACTATTTTATGCCAGCGTTTAATCAGCAACTTAACACTGACCTGGACGGAATAAAAACAACTGCGGTATACAGCGAAGCGCAAAAGCAATGGGCAGCTATGGTAGCAGCCCTGGGCGATATGGGTATTGTTCTAACTACAACTACCCTGGCCGCTTCTGGTGAGTATGCTCAAACGGCCGTAGATGCTTTGGCTCCTAGTGGCACTACAAAACCTTCGCTTCCGGTGGGAAAACTACGCGGCATAGTACAAGCCAGCCATGCCGGTACGCTTTACATTGAAGAAAGTGAAAATGGATCATCCTGGACAGCAGCTAAGACGGTGGCTGTTAGTGCAAATACTACTACCGACAGTGGTTGGATAACTATAAGTAAAAGATACTATCGGTTCAGGTACGCCAATGGAGCGACACCGCAGACATCTTTTATTCTGGTTCAGCAAGCGGATAATCTAGGTTCAGGAGGTACGTCTGCAACATCGTCAACCGATGGCGCTCATACGACTATTGGGGCAACAACTGATGCTGAGGCGCCAAGCGGTAACGGTTCTGTTGTGGCGGTTTTAAAGAACTTGCGGACAAGGATGGGCAATCTTGAAACCTACCTTGATACCGTTGAATCTCTGTTAACAAACATCGGCAGTAATACGGATACCCTGGAATCCGGTACAGGTGTTCCTGCTGATGCTGAAGTCGCTACGGGCGATGGTTCACAGGTAGCTATTCTTAAAAACTTGCGTACCAGGCTAGGAAACATAGAAACGTATACTGACCAGCTTGAAGGAAAATTAGATACTCTGATTACTCAGACCGATGGATTGGAAGCGGGTATCGGTGCTCAAGCTGATACTGAATCACCAAGCGGCGATGGTAGCCAGATAGCGATACTGAAGAATTTGAGAACGCGTATCGGAAACCTGGAGGCTTACTTGGATGGGGTCGAAAATAAACTTGACACACTAATTACTCAGACTGATAGCCTGGAAACACTCCTAGACGGCATAGAAGGCACGCTTTTAGTCAGTGCAGCCAGAACAGCCACCATAAATAGTTCTGATGTAACAAATGGACGAAAAAATGGCGTGCATGTTGTTTTGGATGTTACGGAAATTACCGGTGCGCCTTCAATTGCTTTGAAAATCGAGGGCAAGGATCCTGCTTCAGGGAAGTATTATATTGTCCTGGAAGGTGCGGCGGTTACGGGTGTAAGCACAACCATATATAAAGTTTTCCCGGCAGCAACCGCGGTAGCTAATAGCGTGGCAAACGACGTAATTCCCAAAACATGGCGGGTAACAATAACTCATGCCAATGCTGATTCCATCACTTATTCGGTGGGATATAGTTTAGTTTAAGCGTGATAGGGGTTGAATATATAACCATGACCAAGCGTCTTGAAGTAAGAGATAACCTAAACAACCTGCTGGCTTATTTATCTCTGCAAGACGGGGTTAAAGATTGCCAGGTTGATTTAAATTTAAATGGTACATCGACATTAATTTTTTCCGTGCCGTTCACCAGCAACAAGCACCAGTATCTTGTCAGGGGCAATCATATTGTTGCGGACGGTAGAGATTTTATTATATCTGCACCAACCGAAGGAAAAGGGCCGAAGCGAAATTTTGATACTATTCATGCCGAAGAATCTTGGATAGCGTTAAGTAAAATATACCCAACTGTACCGGTCGATAATGTTCCCTTGGCCGTAACTATACTTTCTGGCGAACCGGGTCAAGGTGGATTCTCCGACGGCAGCGCAGGAAGCGCGCTGTACAGGTTACTTCAAGGAAGTGGTTGGAATGTAGGCACTGTGGATGTAGGAGGCATATTTGACCTGGAAACTGAGAAGCTGTCATTACTGGCGAATATAAGCAGGGTGCAAGAATTGTGGGGAGGCTTCTTAGTTTGGGATAGTAAAGGAAAAGTGCTTCACCTGCGTGATGAAGAGTTAATGCAACCATATAACGGCTTTCAGGTACGATACAAAAAAAATATCAAAGAAATTACTCGCATTATCGACAACGATATAATCACCAAATTATATCCCTTCGGCCAAGATGACCTGAATATTGCTTCAGTAAACAATGGATCGCTTTATATTGAGAATTTTAGTTACACAACCGAAATACTGGAAGGAGTTTGGCAAAACCAAAATATTTATGATGCTACTTTATTAAAAGCCGCGGCAGAGAAATATCTGAAGAAAATGTGCAGACCCAGGTATACTTACACAATCAAGATTGTTGACTTGAGATCATTACCGGAATACGCTCACGAATCTTTTACGCTAGGAGATATAGTAGACGTTATCGATGAAGATATGGGGATCAATGAAAAACAACGAATAGTGAGTTATAAGTATGACTATTTTCAGCCCTGGAAATGTGAATTGAATGTTGGGGAACCTGGTTATTCGATTGAAAGAGAAATAGCGGAAATGCTTAAAATCAGAGAGAAAATAAGCACTATAACAAATTATAACAATCAAGTTTCGGGTTATAACGTAATCAATAATTCAATCTCCAACGACAAAATTATATCGCTTGATCCTGATAAGCTAGAGCCAACTAAAACCGGTGAAAAAGCCGTTGATTCGCATGGCCTAAACCCTGAGTTTTTCAAGTTTTATCCAAACCAAGTTTACAACAGTAGTTTTGAACGGTTTAATTTAGCAACTAAAAAGCCTGATTTTTGGGACACAAGCGGAGAAGTAACGCCAAATTCAAGGTTTGATAATACGTATAGTCTCAAACTTGAGCCTGGTCAATACGCAAAACAAAAAGAAGAAACAGGTATTGGAGGACTGGCCGATCCTGCCTGGTGGAGCTGGTGGTGTCCCGATACAAGATACTCTTTTAGGGTTAAGGGATCTGGCGGAAAAGTGAAAGTGCAGGTCTTGCAATCTTCTCCTGTTCCTTTATGGACATGGCAAACCATCGAAGGGGTAGAGACGAAAGTTTATACTGAACCACCGCATGAACTAGAATTTGACATAGCAGATGATTGGCATGAAGCATTAAGAACCTTTGCAGTTACGCCAAATCCTTCTGGAGGGAAGATATGTTTACAAATAACGAACAGCGACAGCGTAACAGTGTATATTGATGCCGTAACCGAAGAACCTGACTGGACAGGACGTTGGCCCAGCTTCTACACGCCGGGGCCATGGAGCGATAGAACTACTACAGGACAAGTTGGCGGCAGAAACATATGGGTACATAATGAACAACCTACAGCCATAGAAACAGGGGATTTGTGGGTGGATACTACGTAGTAAGGTAAGGAGAATACGTGTCATGTCTTTTATAGCTACTAAGCAGACTACAAGCCCGTACCATAAATACGAGCCCCAACTGCAAGTAGTAGGTAATGTAATTTACTACGTTTATAGAGAAAGCTCTCAAGTCTGGACAGCCAAATCCAACCTTGACGGCACTGGTTGGACGGCAACACAACGTACTGAGATTGAGTATGGAGCCTATTATCCCCAGATGCATATAGTAAACAATAAAATTTACTTTGTTTGGAAGGAAGATAGTAGCAAAGACCAAATCTGGACAGCATTAATGAACCTTGACGGTACAGGCTGGACGGCTACTAAGCAAATAGGGACGCTATATAGCACGTTTTACCCTCAGCTCTATGTTTCTGGTGATAAAATTTATTATGTCTGGCAGGAAGATGACGCTTATAATAAAGCTCAAGTCTGGACAGCCAAATCCAACCTTGACGGCACTGGTTGGACGGCAACACAACGTACTGAGGGTAGTTATAATAGTTACGATCCACAACTTCAGGTAGTTAGCGATAAGATATATTACATTTTTGTATGTAACGCAGAAATTCACACGGCTATTATGAACCTTGACGGCACTGGTTGGACGGCAACACAACGTACTTCTAATAGCTACCAAAAGTACAATCCTCAGTTACAGGTAATAGGCACTAAAATTTACTACGTTTGGCGGGAATATGATGGTAGCAGGTATCAAATCTGGACAGCATTAATGAACCTTGACGGTACAGGCTGGACGGCTACTAAGCAGACTACAAGCCCGTATCATAAATACGAGCCCCGACTGCAAGTAGTAGGTAATGTAATTTACTACGTTTGGCGGGAATATGATGGTAGCAGGTATCAAATCTGGACAGCTACCTCTAGTCTGGACGGTAGTAGCTTTACGCCTGTTAAGCAAACTACAAGTGCTTATAATAAGATTGTCCCACAACAACAGGTAACCAGCAATGCGATTTATTATGTTTGGCAGGAATATGACGGCTCTAAATATCAAATTTGGACTGCCGTTCTTGCTCTTGCCCTTTCTAAGCTCAAATACTGGACAGGTACAGAATGGAAAACTGGCACACTGAAAGAATGGAGCGGGACAAGTTGGGTTGAAAAACATGGGAAACAATGGGACGGTATAGAGTGGAAACAGTTTGTTTAGTGGTGTAATCTATGTGAGTGGCGGTTCTGCTAGGTGTCTTTACGCCTTCAACCCGGATGGAACAAGAAAGTGGAAATTTGCTACTAAATACAATATGAATTCCTCCCCGGCTATTGATTCCGATGGAACTATTTACTTTGGATGCCATGACTATTATTTGTATGCTCTCAAGGGCGTGCATAAGCTCAAATATTGGACTGGCACAGGATGGGTGCTAGCCCCTGTAAAAGCATGGGATAAAACTACCTCTCAATGGAAAGATGCGGAGTTAAAATATTCTGAAGGGGCATTATGGAAGTAAGTATGCGTTTATTTTATTACGAAGGTAACGAAATTTCTCATAAAACATTTTATGGAGGCGACAGGTTTGTATACATGTGAACAGATACTGAACAAAGCAACAAACTTAACGAAGTGGTTATTGAAAACAAGGATATGTGGAAGAGAAGTAATAGGCGAACAAGTCGGGGTTGATATATCAATATCTTGGAGTAATAATTCCTCGGCGAATACTCAAAAAGAAGTTGTAATTTCGATACCAGAGGATCCGGTTGAGGAATATATGCTAATCATTTACAACCCTAGCCTAATTACTGATGTCAGTTTTAAGGTTTTTAACATAGAGGGGATGCTTGGTGGAGCTGAAAGGTATGCCTTCTTGACTAATATTCTGTGCAGTAAGAAGTTGACAATATCGGGTACGGAGATAGAGGCATACGCGATACCGATTCACGGTATTTATTGTGGAACAAATTTAAAAATGGTGTTGTCGAATGATAGTCCACTTGGCGCTACAGAAGGGTTTACGTTATATTTTAGATTACGGAAGGTGATGTAAGTGGAACATCAAATCGAAGGTAAATTTTCGTTTGATTTGGCAATCGACAGAGATGATTGTAAGCAATATGTGCTAACAAACTCAGGTTTAGCTGAGCTGAACGACGAAATACACATAATAAATGATTTGGATGGTACATTTAAGATTACTTTTAAGATAAACTTTCAGAAGACCGAAGAAAAAAAGAGAGAAAATATGTTTGAATATATGGACGAAAAAAGTAAAAAGGCCAGAAAAGATATGGCGGGGTATTTGATAAAGAATGACAAGCACGAAGAAGGAAAAAAGATGGGCGAGATATACACAGGATCAGTTGTTTTGAAATGGGGAGATGAATATGGGGAGTAAAAATATCTGTTTTCCCGGCAGAACTTCTCGGAGATTTGTAACGTTTGACTTAATATCAGTAGAAAGAGCATTAACTGAACGTTTTGTAAGCATAGGGCCAATACGAGACGCAGCAGAGAGACAGTGGTGGAAGGAAGCAATTCAGGAACTATCTGCAGGGGAAAATACAGTGTTATTTACACTGGAATATTTCCCGTCAATAATGGTAAAAATTGAGCGTTTTAATTGCGAATACGTGCTTCCCGGTTCAGGGAGTTCCCCACATCCCGCATTTGTCGTAAACGGAAACGTAAAAGAGGATATTTATATAGCTAAGTACCCATGCATATATATCGGGTCCGGTTCAAGTCTACGAGCATTGTCATTGTATTATAGGGATCCGGGCGTAAACATAAACTTCGATAATGCCCTCCTGGCCTGTAAGCAAAACGGACCTGGCTGGCATTTAATGACCAATGCGGAATGGGCGGCGTTGGCACTGTGGAGCAAAGTTAATAACCTTATGCCACGCGGAAATACCAATTATTCAGCTAGTTCAGATGCGGGATATGAGACTGCGATTCCAAGTTATTATTATAAGATTGGCGAAACTACTTATAAGGGCAGGACGTATACAGGTACCGGGCGGAGGACGTGGGCCCATAACGGAAAATTGTTTGGTATATTTGATATGTGCGGCAATGTGTGGGAGTGGGTCGGGGGGATTAGGTTAAATAACGGAGAAATACAAATATTAGAAAACAATAATGCCGCCGATAATACCAAAAGCCAGGCGGTGGGTAGTGCGGAATGGAAGGCGATCCTTCAAGACGGTAGTTTAGTTGCACCAGGTACGGCCAATACACTAAAATATGATAGTACGGGAGCGGGAGGAAGTGGAGACATTGGCGACATAAGGGTGAATACCGCTATTATCAACAATACAGGCGATACTGCATACGTATACAATGCTTTTCAAACCACGGTAGCCGCCGGAGGAGTGATTATTCCTAACCTTCTTAAATTACTTGGTTTGTTTCCTGTGGATAGTGCACACGGAGACGACGGGCATTGGGTGCGAAATAGTGGAGAGCGCCTTCCTCTACGGGGCGGGCACTGGGATAGTGGCCCCCTCGGCGGGGTGTGTGCTCTGACTTTGAATCTTTGTCGCTCGGATTCGGACAACATCATCGGCTTCCACTCGGCTTTCGTTTTGTAATCTGGAATCTGAAACCTGAAATCTGTTTGGCGGGCGATAGCCCGCATTAAGAAGGTGTTAATAGCGGAAGAGCTCAAAATTCTTCAGAAAACTTATGACATGATTCAATATGGATATATATGTCTTAGGCAGTTTCCTAAATCAGAGAAGTTTGCTCTGGCAGGAGAAGTAAAATTGGTTATGGCCAGGATGCTTCACCTGATTATTCAGGCAAACAAGCGTTATTATAAAAAAACAACGTTGCAGGATATTGACGTAGAGATAGCCACGCTTAGAACTTACATCAGATTATCAAAAGACCTTGGGTTCTTGCCATTTAAAAAGTACGAAAACTGGGCAAAAATACTTGATGAGATAGGCAAGATGTTGGGTGGGTGGATGAAAAGTATTAAATAATTTTGGGGAGAAAGCCAAAGCGCCTTCCTCTACGGGGCGGGAACTGGAATAATGGCCCCAACGGCGGGGTGTGTGCTCTGAATTTGAATAATTATCGCTCGAATTCGGACAACAACATCGGCTTCCACTCGGCTTCATCCTGCAGCCAGATGTGGTTAACTTATGGGTTAACCTCCAGGGCACAGGGAATAAAGGGGCTTTCTTCCCTGCCGCGATCCGCATTGGACCGGCAAAAAACTGAATTGCCGGGAAGGTAGTTAGTAACCAGAAATGGCGAAGGATGCCACGCCCGGTGCTATTTTTAAGGAGGTGCGCTTGAAAAGATACAAAAGCCTATACGAGAAAATCTATGACTTTGAAAATCTTTACCAGGCTTATTTTGAAGCGCGTAAGTGCAAGCGGTACCGACAAGAAGTTTTGGCCTTCACTGAGGACCTGGAAGAAAACCTGATCGCACTCCAGAACAAGCTGATCTGGAAAATGTATCAGGTGGGCCGGTACCAGGAATTCTTTGTGCATGACCCAAAGAAACGCCTAATTATGGCTCTGCCATTCAGGGATCGTGTTTTACAGTGGGCGGTCTATCGAGTGTTGAACCCACTATTAGAGCGCCGTTACATCCTGGACTCATATGCCTGCCGGGTTGGCTTTGGCACCCACAGGGCTGTAGACCGGCTCCAAAACTGGCTGCGGTCCTTGGCCAGGAAGCACAAAAGAATATACGTCCTCAAGTTGGATATCAGCAAGTATTTTTACCGGGTAGACCAAAACGTACTCATGGGTATTTTGCGGCGAATCGTAGCGGATCGAAATCTGCTGTGGCTCTTAGAGACCATCGTTCGGTCGGAGAATATGAAATTCGGTATCCCCCTTGGGGATCATGGTTTTGAGTGCGAGAGGATCGATGGTATCGGGATGCCCATAGGCAACCTTACCAGCCAGATGTTTGCCAACCTGTATTTGAACGAGCTAGACCAGTACATCAAGCATGTTTTGAAAACCAGGCATTACATCCGGTATATGGATGACATGCTTATTTTGCACCAGGATAAAAAATGTCTTTGGCGGCTGAAAGATGAGATCAGCGGGTTCCTGGAGCATAATCTGAAACTCTTGCTTAACAATAAGACTTCTGTCCGACCGTCAGATCAGGGCATTGATTTTTGCGGATACCGGGTGTGGTCGACCCATAAAAAGCTTCGAAAAAAAACGGCGCTGAAAATGAAGCGGCGCCTGAAATATCTACTTCGTGCTTATGCACGAAAGGACATCGACTTTGAACAGGTAAATGCCAGCGTGCAAAGCTATATGGGGCTGCTTAAGCATTGCGATAGCTTTGGGTTAAGAACGAAATTTTTTAATGCTTTGGAGTTTTCTAACCCCTAGATTTACCAAAACATTACCATATTTACCAGTTAACTTTTGCATTTTGTATGAGACGATTTTGCATTTTGTATGAGACGCTACATCAAGAAACTGCTTATCCGGCGACGCATATGGAAGCGTTTGAAAGCAATCACAAACTGGGTAGAGCCGCCGAAACAGGCGGCTTTTTTAATTTGTAGAAAAAAAGGTGGTTATATTGGAACAAATAGAGCGTGTAGCAGTTTTAGAAACAAAAATTGAAAACTTGGAAAGTTGGCAGAGTACGCAAAATGGATGCTTACGACGGTTGGAGAGCAAGGTAGACAGCTTGTATAAGCTTGTAATCGGTTTGATGGGGGGCATGATAACTTCACTCGTTTTGTTATTAATAAATCTGGTTTTAAAAATGTAAGAATGTAAGGAGGTAAAAAATAATGCCGCAAGAATTTATTACAATTGATTACTTAGCGACTTTTGCGGGTATGGTTGCTGTGGTTGCGCTGGTGGTGCAATTCACCAAGGGGATCATCAAATCAAACTTCGAGGACTGGGCAGTCAGGCTGTATACGCTTGCCTGGGCCTGGGTGCTTCAAGGTTTTGTGTGTTTTGTGCAGGGAAGATATTCTATCGAACATATTGGTTTAGCCGTTTTAAACGGTATTCTGGTGGCTCTGGCAGCTTCCGGCGCATACGAGGTGGTAGCCGATCCGAAAGCCAAAAAAAGCTGAAAGGCGGGTTGTTCAGGATGCTGAAGAAAAGACACATTGTCTGCATAGACCCGGCGCACGGCGGGGCTGATCCCGGCGCTATTGGACCCACAGGGCTGTGGGAGAAAGACGTGACATTAAAAATCACACAGCAGGCAATGAAACTGCTGGGTGAGCATGGTGCAATCGTTCTTCTGACAAGAGGCAGCGACAAAGACGTTTCCCTGCAAGAGCGCGCTAATTTTGCCAATAATGGTAAGGTAGATGTATTTGTGAGTATCCATTGTAACGCTGCGAACAACCCCACGGCCCGCGGCCTGGAGGCGTTTTATTTCCGGCAATCAGGGGCGGGGGAAAGGTTGGCTAATGCTATTTTGGATAAGCTTGTTTTGGAAACTGGGTTGGAAAACAGGGGCGTGAAAGAGGCCAGTTTTGCCGTGCTGCGGTTGACTGATATGCCTGCCGTTCTTGTTGAGTGCGGTTTTCTGACCAATCCGACTGAGGAAACATTGCTTAAGAGCGAACCGTTTCAAAAAAAATGTGCTAAAGCCATTGCGGATGGGATAGAGTCTTTCCTGGGGCTGAAGAAGCCGGTTCTCGGCAATATCCTTCCCTGGGCTGCAAAATCCGTAGAAAAAGCTATGACTGCCGGACTGGTGGCTAATCCAGAGCTGTTGAACGAAAGCGAACAGAAAGTTTTGTGCTGGTTTGACCGCCTGGGATTACTGGAAAGAGAGGTGATCGCTGATGAGTAAAATTCTCCCGCAGCTTTTCCCTTACGAAACCCAAGACGTTGCTCCGCAAGCGGAGATTCCCTGGAATGTCTCCCTGGTTAATGCTCCTTCCTTCTGGCAGAAGACCAAAGGCGCAGGAGTGATTGTGGCTGTAGTGGATACTGGAATTGATGCAGGGCACCCGGAGTTTGCCGGCAGGATCATAAGTACGAAAAGCTTCGTTTATGAGGCCGATGATCGTATCGGCCACGGTACTCACGTTGCAGGAATCATTGCCGGTAAAAACTGCGGTATAGCTCCTGAAGCGAAGATTATTTCTCTGAAGACTTTCGGCACGGCCAACGGCTTCCAGTTTCAGGACGCCTTTCGCTGGCTGGTCAAGTGGAATGAGGAGCAGGGAGATGAGAACCGGATCGCAGCCGTCAACTGCTCTTGGGGCGGGCCGTATGATGCAGTCATCCACTATCTTATTCGCAGATTGAACAGCCAGGGTACGGCTGTCGTTGCCTCCGCCGGCAATGCAGGGGACGGTGATCCCGCTACGGAGGAAATATTCAACTGGCCGGGTTTTTTGTGGGAACCGGTAACGGTGGGAGCAGTAAACAAAGACGCAACCACGGCAAAGTATTCCTCCAGCTACGACGGCATAGACATTGGCGCGCCGGGTACGGAGGTTTATTCCGCATGGCCGGGCGGCGGCGGGTATAAGCTGCTTTCCGGCACGTCCATGGCTGCTCCTCACGTGACTGGGGCGATAGTGCTTATTTATGCGGCTTTCCGGCAGAGGGAAGGGTGTTGGCCTACGGTTGACGAAGCGGAGGGAATTCTGCTTAATCACGTGCGAAAGGTTGATATTCACCGTAACTTTGTGGGTGAAGGGCTGCTTGATTTGACATATGTCACTCGACGCTGGCCGCTTTACCGGGTGCAGGTGGGGGCGTTCTACCGTGAAGCCGGAGCGGATAGGACAGTTGAGGCAGTGAAAGCAGCGGGCTTGCCGGCGTATAAGGTGAAGTATTGAGAGATTTATTATTTTAGATACTGTCAACCAAGTGTCAACCAAAACAGTCTTCTAAAACAAATGGCAAGTACTTCCACCCTCGAAAGCCTTGCCATTTCTAGTTTCTTATGGCAGGGGAGACAGGACTCGAACCCGCAGCCTACGGTTTTGGAGTTCGAAGAAATACCTATTTGCTATGACTGTGTTTAGTTAAAAATCGCTATTTTATTGAGTTTGTTTGTTGTTCGCTAGCGTTCTTCGGTAACCAAAATCATAAAAAGCGTCAACCAAGTGTCAACCAAACTTCTTATCCTTGTGCTTGTTTTCAAGTAATACCCCAAGTTTATTCGCAGCCTCTCTGTCAACGCTTTTCAGTGCTTCAGCATATATGTTAGTAGTGGTTCCTATATCTGTATGTCCCAACCTATCCGATACGTTTTTTAATGGAATGCCGGCTGCAATGGACATGGTAGCATTCAAGTGTCGCAGCGAGTGGAAAGAGCAATGGGGTAATTCGTTTTTGCTCAAGAACTTGGTTAGCCATTTTCCCGGCCAGGTAGGGCTGCCCAGCCAGCCATCCCATGTTGCAAAGACTCTGTTCGTTCCCTTCCATAGTCCGCCATTTTCATAATCTCCTAATTCAAGCTTGTGTGCGGCCCACTGCGCCCGGTATTGTTTAAGTAGTCCCACAACGTTTTCAGGTAAAGCCAATGTTCTTTGGCTTTCTTCGGTTTTTGGCTCTTTTGTAAAAATGCCTTTGCCGGGGAGGTATTGGCTGGCTCTTTCAACTTTTAGAGTGTTGTTATCAAAGTCTATATCCATCCATTCAAGGCCCATTATTTCTCCTTCACGCAGGCCGGTGGCTATCTCAAGCCATATCAATGTCCGATGTTTCAGTGGAGCAGATTCCAGGGCTGTCAAAAAGGCACTGGTTTCTTCTTCGTCAAATACCTTCACCTTTGCCTTTTTAACTTTCGGTGGAGTAACTCGTGAACAGGGGTTTTCCTTGATTACATCCCAGTCTACAGCATCCTGAAGAATGGCAGACAGGCAGCGAAAATGGTGTTTTTGTGTCCTGGGAGATAGATTGCCCGGTTTCTTATCAAGACGGGGCATTTCAGCAAGTTCATTCATGAATCGGTTAATTATCATTGGTTTTATTTTATCTAATCTTATATACCCGATGACCGGCAGGATCCTTGTATCCAGCATTTCCCTATACCGAACCAGGGTTTTAGGCGCCAGATGTTTTTCTCCGTAATCCTGGAACCACAGTTCTACGAATTCAGCAAGAGTATAGTCTTTGGCTGCCGCGCAATATTTACCGTGTTTTACTTCTTCCTCGAAAAGAATTGCCGCCTTTTGAGCCTGTCGTTCAGTCCCGTGAAACATTTTTGTTCGCCGTATCCTTTTCCCAACAAGGCCAAAGCCATCAGAGACAATTAGTAGCCATTTGTTTAAGCCTTTGTTTTGAATTGATGCCATCAAGGATCATCTCCTTGTTCAGAGTTTAAAGCAAAGGAGATAAACTCCGCCAGTTTGTCCAACCTGCCTTTGGAGCATAGTTCGGATATTAAATGTTTATATTCTTCTGTTTTCTCACCAAGCATAAGCTCACAAGCGAAGCGGTTTGCCTGATATTCATGTTTGCTTTGGAAAAGTGTGTTACGCAGAATGAAAATAAAATTTGTCGAGGGGTGCAGGTGGAAGTGGCCCAGCTCGTGACCGCAGACGAATTGTTGTTCCATTTCGCTGAGGTTGGAGTTAATGAAAATCATTTTCTCTCTCTGCACGCACATAGCCATTCCCGCAACTGAAGCAAACGGTAGGAAAATTACACTTATGCCCATGTTCTTAGCTAGCTGCAGTGGTTTTTCTCCTGTCTTTGCCAGTGTTTTGGCCTTGGAATAAAGAAACATAAAACCACTCTTATCTTTAAGGTTTTTTATTTCTGCTTCGGGATGGCTTCCTTCTTTTTCTGCTGCTGCTCCCATACAACCCGGAAGGCCAGCTTTAAATCGTCTTTGATGTCGTCGTCAAGCTTTTCTCCGTACAGACGCAGGGTTGGCGTGTTTTCTATTATTTCCTCCAGGTCTGCTTCCGTGGGCGGTTCGTCGCGTTCGTACCAGGGTGTAGACGAACCGTTGTCGCTGCGGCCAAGTAAATAGTCTGATGAGACGTTAAAAAAACTGCACAGCTTTTCTATTAAATCCTCATGAAGCCTCCTTCTCCCTTTTTCGATGTCGTACAAATAAGGAATGGATATATCCAATACTTCCGCTAATTTTTCAACACTAACACCTTTTTGCTTCCTTAGTTCTCTTATACGTGTCAAAATTTGTCCTCCTCTCCTTATGAGCTTTTATGCTACTAGCAATATTAATTTACACAAAAAACAAAATCTATACAACTAGCAATATGCCTAAATTAAAAGAAAAAATTAGGCAGTAAGCGTAATTAGGAAAATCCGCCCCTAAAACCATCTTAGACTTATGTTTATAGCCTAATTTGGTAGTTGATAAATTAGGCAAGATGCCTATAATTAAATTAGGTAGGTGATAAACATGACCTTCAGTAAGATTGTTAAACAAAAAATGAAGGAAAAAAATCTTAAAATGACTGATGTTGCTCGTAAAGTAGGTTATAGCTACATGTATTGTATAGACCTCACCAGAGGCCGTAGGCGCTGGAACGAAGACACAATGAACAAGTTTAGCAAGGTTTTAGGAATAGAAATTAACTTTGTTGACACAGAGGAACCCTCCCGTTCCACAGACAAGACGGGGTAGGGTTTCTCTTTAATTTTTAGTGAGGAGGATCTAACCTAAATGTACTACCAGGAATGCGGCACAAAGCTGCCCGATACCGCAAACTTTTGCCCGGAATGCGGTCGCAAAATGCTTAAACCGGGGAAGGTTGACCAGCCAAGACATGTCTATACCGTCGCCACTGCATTAACAGAATATTTTCAGGGCGCCATCGGTGAGTCAAAGCTCCGGGAGGCAATACGGCAGGGCAAGATTCCCCATTCCCGGATCGGCGCCAGGATAATTCTCCGGGAAGAATCGTTGGATGCCTGGCTGTCAGAGCAGGAACAGCGTTCGAGGGCTCGGGTGAGGTGTCCTCGGTTGGTCAAATAAGTGAAAAAAAAGCGAGGTGAACACATGATTCTCAAAGCTGGAACATACCGCTGGATTTATCCTGGCGGCGACGAACCGGCCCCGCGCCGCTATGCCGAACCCGTCACACATCCAGTATGCGCCAGGTGCAGTGCTGAACTCGACAAAACAAAAGCAGTAAAGGCGGACGGGGAATATTTTTGCTTTGCGTGTTATCTGGAAAAGAGGAGGTGAAATAAAAATGCCAAACGAGGACGTAGTAATCAAGTGCGCTGGCTGCGGAGAAGACATATGCGAGAGCGATGACGTTTACGTTGTAAACGGCGAAATACTGCACGCGGATTGGCATTGTCTGGTGATGTTTATAGACCCCGATTATTACCCAATGGCCAAAGACGCTGTTAAAAACATTTTGTCAACTATAAATTTTGGAAAAGAGAGGAGTAAGAAAAAGTGAATCGTTACCAATGCGAAGACTGCGGCAAGGAATGGTATTCGGCGGCAAGTTTGGAGCATCTTGCGAAACCTTACTGCGAAGAGTGTGGAGGTGAACTGAAACATGAAACCACAGACGAAACTGACTGACACCGCCATCCGCCAGGCGATGCGGCCGCGCCGCCGGTGGAACTGGAAAAAGTGCGTCCCGCTGCTGGCGCTGATCTGGCTGGCGGCTGCGGTGATAGCGGCGCTGGCGATGGCGCCGGTGTTTCTGTGGCTGGCGAAATAAGGAGGAGGAAAAAGATGAAATCCGACAGACGGCGGCTCGTGAAAGCACTGCGGCAGGCGAATGCAACGCCTGTGCAAGTGAGAATGGCAGCGATTCTCCTGGCCTGCTGCGGTATCGAAAGTGCGCTGAAGTTTGTGAAAGAGGAGGTGAGAAAAGATGAGAGTTCGAGTGGAAGTCTGGAGGGTTGACGGAAAACTCTTTATCGAGTATCTGGTGGGGGCCGCTGCCTCGTACCAGTTGTCCCGGCTTCTGGGCAGGATATTTGAATACCCGAACGGCCTGCGGTTCTGCGGGGAGATAGAAATGGAGAAATCCGCCGAGGGAGAAGATGTCAATATCAGTATTCGAGAAAGGCGGCAGGAAAACACGTGAAAGAAAAAGGAGGATTTGTATTATGCCAGCACCAATTTATAAGGACTCCAAAGGTAAGAGATTTCGAGGAATAAAAGATGTTGTTTGTCATATTCAAAAAGAACTGCAAAGGAGTGATGAGGAACAGGAAAAAGAGAGGAACAAGAAAAGAAAAGCGGCTTTTTGAAAAGCCGCAAGAAAAACCACTGCGGCCAGTATATCACGGATAGTAACGACTGGCAAGAGAGAAAGGGGGGAATGCGAATGCAAATCAGAAATGAGAAAGCTTCTTGCTACACGTGCAAGTACAACACTATATCGTTGGAGCGGCATAACGAAGCTAAAAAGGCGTGCAAAAAATGCGCAACCAAAAACGGCTATCCCGGCTGGGAACCTGCTCCTGGCGTGAAGGTGCAGGAAACCAAAGGATGGATTATCACTGGCGAAGGAAGACCGGTGGAAACGATTTTTAGAAAGGTGGTTGAGTAAAAATGCGGTTAATGAGCCTCAAGCTTACTAATTTCCAGGGCATTAAAGATTTTATTTTTGAGCCGAACGGAAACGATGCGACCATTTACGGAGCGAATGCAACCGGAAAAACAACATTGTGTAATGCTTTTCTGTGGTTGCTTTTCGGAAAAAACACTGAAGACAAGACAGACTTCGAAATTAAGACCCTCGACCCATCCGGTCATCATCTGCATGGCCTCGATCATGAGGTTGAAGCAGTTATTATCGCAAACAAAGCAATCACCCTTCGCAAATCATACAAGGAAAAGTGGACAAAGAAAAGAGGCAGTGTAAATGCCGAGTTCACCGGGCATACTGTTGACTATTTTGTTGACGGGGTACCTGTCAAAAAGGCGGAATACGATGCTTGCATCGCCGGCCTGTGCGATGAAAGTCTTTTTAAGCTTCTCACATCGCCCACCTACTTCAGCGAACAACTCCATTGGCAGAAACGCCGGGAAATTCTGCTGAACATCTGCGGCGACATTTCAGACGATGATGTTATCGCTGCCAATCCTGCACTATCAAAACTTTCTCAAATTCTCAATCAGCGCAAGCTGGACAATCACCGCAAGGTTATTTCAGCGCGGCGGTCAGAGATCAACAAAGAAATTGAAATACTTCCTGTGAGAATCGACGAAGCCAACCGCAGCCTGCAGGATATTCGCGGCGTAGATACAAGTGAAATCACAGCTAAAATAACCACATTGAAAACCAGGCTTGCAGAAAAGAGCCAGGAAGTTATCCGTATTAAAACGGGCGGCCAGGTCGCGGAAAAAACAAAAGCCCTGCGCGAAGTCGAAAGCAGGCTGCTGGATATGCGGAACAAACGCCGCGTGGCTACTGAAAATCTTCTGCAGAATAAACGGCAGATGCTTCTGCATGTGCAGGAGAAGATAGGCAATTGGCAGTCTGAATTAAATAATCTGCGCTTCATTCTTGAGCAGAACAATGCCATGATCAAAGAGAACGAAAGCCGGATAGTGCGGTTGCGCGAAGAATGGAGCGATGTTAACGATCGGCAGTTTGAATATAGCGAAGTCACTACCTGCCCTGCTTGCGGCCAGGCATTGCCGGAGGAAAGGTTGGCTTCGGCGAGGGAAAAGGCGCTGGCGGCTTTTAATCTGGAGAAAGCAAAGCAGCTTGAAACAGTATCAGTTAAGGGTAATCAATTAAAGGCCGCGGTTGCCAAACTGCAGTCGCAAAACGGAGATGCGGAAACTAAAACAGCCGGACTGCAGGCTTTTATTGCAGGCGCGGAAAAAGAGGCTGCCGCCCTGCAAGCGCAAATGAATGCTTCTGCTGCCGATGATCCTAAATACACGCAAGAGCTCAGGGAAGCACTCGGGGAGAAGGAGTCTTTGGAGGCTCAGATCGCTGAGTTGTCCTCTGGAAACGTTGGGGCGATAGCTGCGGTTGAGGCTGAAATAAGCTTGCTGGAGAATGAAATCAGCACGCTGAAAGATAAGCTGGATCAGGTGGAACAAAACAAGAGGGGGCAAGCACGGATTGAGGAACTGAAGCAGCAGGAAAGAAAGCTGGCGGCTGAATTTGAAAAGTTGGAAGGTGAGATTTACCTTTGTGAGACATTTGTAAAAACAAAGGTTTGCCTGCTGGAGGATAGGATTAACAGCAAGTTTAAGCTTGCACGGTTTAAATTGTTCAATGTTCAGATAAATGGAGCGGTCAATGAGGTTTGTGAGGCTACTTGCAATGGCGTGCCTTATTCCAGCGGTTTGAATAATGGCGCAAAGATTCAGGCAGGGTTGGATATTATCAATGTTTTATGCGAACATTACGGCTTTTATCCGCCTGTTTTCATCGATAATCGCGAGAGCGTTGTTGATATTCCAATTATGAAAAACCAGTTAATCAACTTGTACGTTAGCGAGAAAGATACTTCATTGCGTGTAGAGGTCACGCAAGAAGAAAAAATTCTCAAGGAGGTTGTTTAGATGTCTGAACAGATGCAAAAACACCAGCCAGATACTAAGAATCAGCTTGCACTAATCAAAAAGGATGTTGTTGATGTAGTCACAAGCACAATTCGGCAGTACCAAATGAAAGGTGAGCTTCAATTCCCGTCGGACTATTCGGTTGAAAACAGCCTTAAATCCGCCTGGCTTACTCTTCAGGATACTGTGGACAAAAACGGGAAACCGGTTCTGCAGGCGTGCGACAAAAGCAGCATCGCAAACGCGCTTTTGGATATGTCTATCCAGGGACTTTCTCCGGCAAAGAACCAGTGCTACTTCCTGGCCTATGGAAACAAACTCGTCTGTATGAGAAGTTATTTCGGCACTATGGCGCTGGCGAAGCGTGTTGATGAGAATATTGAAGACATCTTCCCGGAAGTGGTATACGATGGAGACTCCTTTAAATACCGGCTTACCAGGGGTACTAAGGAAATAACTGAACATGAACAAGTGCTTGAAAACGTTGATTCCAAGAAGATCAAAGCGGCTTATTGTTCAGTATATTACCGGGATGGCCGCGTAAAGACGGAGATTATGACTATGGACGAAATCAAGCAGGCGTGGAAGCAGTCCCAGGTTAAGCCAATAGACGAAAAGGGAAACATCCGGGCGGGAACTACGCATGAAAAATTCACTGCCGAGATGTGCAAGCGCACGGTGATCAACCGTTGCTGCAAGCCGATCATTAACTCTTCCAACGATAGCTACTTATTCAGGCAGTCAGTCAGGCGGTCGGAGGAAATCGCCGCAGAGGCGATTGTTGAAGAAGATATTGCCAATAGCGCTAATCAGGAAGTCATTGATATTGAAGCAGAGGCGCCAAGCGGCAGCGTTGAAGTTGTCGAAGAACAAAAGCAGCTCCCGCTAAATTCGCCGCAAGAAACAACGCAGGCGAAGCAAGGACTGTTTGGTTCCAAGCCGCCGTTCTGATGGAAATCAAGGTCTTTGCGTCCGGCAGTAGCGGGAATTGTTATTGGATAAGTGATGGAAAAAACCCGCTGCTGCTGGACGGCGGTATACCACTGGGGATTATTAAGCGGGCGCTGAGTTTTAAACTATCGGAAATTGACGGTTGTTTAGTCACGCATGAACACAGCGATCATTCAAAAGCAGTCAATGATTTACAAAAGGCGTCAATCGACTGCTACATGAGCCAGGGGACAAAGGACGCGCTCGGAGTGTCCGGCCACCGGGTGCATGTAGTCCGGGCGAAAGAGCAGTTTAGTATCGGCACATGGTCTGTTCTGCCCTTCGATGCTGTGCATGATTCCGCCGAGCCGTTGAGTTTTTTGTTGGCAAGCAGCACAGGGAAGAAGCTGCTCTACGCTACGGATACGGCATATTTGCGGTATAGGTTCCGAGGATTAACGCATTTGATGATTGAGGCAAATTATAGCCTCGAACTGCTCCGAGACAACCCGGATATGCCGGCGGAAATACAGAACAGGATAGTAAAAAACCATATGTCGATCGAGACGGTAAAGGGATTCTTAAAAGCTAATGATTTGAGCAAGGTTGAGGAAATTTGGCTGCTTCATCTTTCGGCAGGCAACAGTGATGCAAAGATGTTTAAAAAAGAAATTATGGCGCTTACTGGCAAGCCGGTATGTGTGGCTGGCGAAAAAAGTTAGGATGGTGCAAAGTTGGACTATAACAAATTTCTCGAATCAAAGCGCATAGTGGTTGAGCCTTCCGGTTTTAGCGTACCGAAAGAACAGATCAACAATATGTTGTTTCCTTTTCAGCGAGATATTGTCATCTGGAGTTTACAAAAAGGCAAGGCGGCAGTATTTGAAGGAACTGGTTTGGGGAAAACCTTCCAAAGCCTCGAATGGAGCAAACATGTTCATCAGCATACAGGTGGCGACATCCTTATTCTTGCTCCTCTTGCGGTTAGCCATCAGACTGTCAGAGAGGGGCAGAAATTTGGGATTGAAGTACGCCACTGCCGTCAGCAGAGTGATGTAAGGCCAGGAATTAATATCACAAATTACGAGCGATTACATCTTTTTGATTCGGTTAATTTTGCGGGTGTGGTGCTTGATGAATCCAGTATACTCAAAAATTTTGATGCCCAAACCCGTAAAACAATAATCGCGGCTTTCGGCAACACTCCTTACAAGCTTGCCTGCACAGCTACGCCGGCGCCGAATGATTACATGGAGTTGGGCAACCATGCTGAATTCTTGGGTGTGTTAAGTTATAACGAGATGCTGTCCATGTTTTTTGTGCATGACAGCGGGGAAACGTCCAAATGGCGGCTAAAAGGCCATGCTCAAAAAGACTTCTGGAATTGGGTTGCTTCCTGGGCAGTAATGCTAGAAAAGCCGTCTGATTTAGGTTATGACGATAATGGTTTCATTCTGCCGCATCTAAACATTCGACAAATAACGGTTAAAACCGATAAACCACCAAAAAATTCTTTATTTGTAGTAGAGGCACGCACCCTTCACGAACAACGCAAGGCCAAAAGAAATAGCTTGTCCGATAGGGTAAAAGCTTGTGCAGAGATCGTCAATTCGCTTGATGAGCCCTGCATTGTATGGTGTTACCTAAACGATGAATCGGAAATGCTTGTCAAAACAATAAATAATGCGGTTGAAGTTCGGGGGAGCCATTTACCAGAATATAAAGAGTCATCTCTTCTGGGCTTCAGCGAAGGAAAAATACAAAAACTTATTTCAAAACCTTCTATTGCAGGCCATGGGATGAATTGGCAACATTGCTCTAAAGTAGTCTTCTGCGGACTAGATCATTCGTTTGAATCGTGGTTCCAGGCCATCCGGAGATGCTGGCGGTTTGGGCAGGTTAAGCCGGTTGATGTCTACGTGGTGGTAGCGGAGACAGAAGGAGCTATTGTGGAGAACATCAAGAGGAAGGAGAAGGAGTTTAAAGAGATGTTAAGCGGGATGATAAGCGCAACTCAAGAGATAACCAAAGTCAATATTCGGGGGACTTCGCGGGAAGTGTCCGAATATGCCACTGATATTGCCCGTGGTAAGGGTTGGGAAATTCACCTCGGCGATTGCGTGGAGGTTACAAGAAATATTCCAGATGATTCAATTCACTTCACAATATTCAGCCCTCCTTTTTCAAGTCTTTATACATACTCAAACAGCAAACGGGACATGGGTAATTGCCGTGGAGAAGAAGAATTTCTAACACATTTTCGCTATCTGGTTAACGAGTTGTACCGGGTGCTTGCCCCTGGCCGGTTGCTTTCTGTCCACTGCATGAATCTGCCCACAACAAAGCAGCACCACGGCGTAATTGGGATTTCCGACTTCAGAGGCGACATTATCCGCCTTTTCCAGCAGTCGGGATTTATTTACCACAGCGAAGTTTGCATCTGGAAAGATCCAGTTACAGCAATGCACAGAACAAAAGCTTTGGGATTATTACATAAGCAGCTTAAAAAAGATAGTGCAATGTGCCGGCAGGGACTTCCAGAATACCTCGTCACTTTCCGTAAGCCAGGAGAGAACCTGGAGCGCATTTCGCACACTGACCAAAACTTCCCTGTTGAATTATGGCAACGTTATGCTTCGCCAGTCTGGGCAAACGTAAAAAGTATTGACTTTGACGGGTTTATTCATTTTGAGCATGACATTAATCCCTCTGGTACGCTCCAGAAGGAATCGGCCCGGGAGTACTCCGACGAGAAACATATTTGCCCCTTGGCATTGAGTATCATTGAGCGTGCATTGCAGCTTTGGACAAACCCAAATGACGTTGTTCTTGATCCCTTCGATGGTATTGGTTCAACAGGGTATGTTGCGGTTAAGGCGGGGCGCAGACACATTGGGATCGAATTGAAACGCAGTTATTGGGAACAGGCGGTAGGAAACCTGCAGCGGGCGGAAGCGGAAATGGGTATCAGGCAGCTTGCGTTGTTTGAGAGTGAGGTTGTAGATGGATAAGATGTATCTCCAAGGACGAGTTGTCGCCACAAGCACAGACGAGGCAATAGAGGCGATTTACGAGAAGTTGGAGCGGCAGGGGTACGAGGTGGAGAGAGTGGCGGCATACCCCTGCCTGGTACAGCCATATCCATGGGGGGTATGGGTGGAGTATATGGCGAGGGTTAAATCAATCATGGAGGTGAAATCGTGAGCACAAAAATAGAATGGTGCGATCAAACGTGGAACCCGGTTCCTAATTACCAAGAATACTATGCGTCAAAAGATGGTCAAATTATGTCTATGAAATACAAGCATCCAAAGATTTTAAAACAAATAACGTCTAAAGATGGTCATAAATATGTGTTCTTTTATAAAAATGGTCTCATGAAAAAATGCTGGGTTCATCATGCAGTATTATTTGCGTTTGGATATATTCCGAAAACAAAACAAGAATGTCGCCACTTAGACGGCAATCCCCAGAATAACAATCTTTTGAACCTTAAATGGGGAACAAGGCTTGAAAATGTTAAAGACAAAATAAAACATCAGACACAGCCATGTGGAGAAAAAGCGATAACTCATAAATTAAGCGAGGAACAGGTTTTAGAGATACGAAAAAATTATGGAAAGCATACATTAAGATTTATGGCTAACCTTTATGGAGTGTCTCATACATGCATCAGAAGGGCGGCATTAGGCATAAAATGGGCACATTTAGAGAGGGTGAATTAGTTATGGGAAAAAGCAAAATCGAATGGTGCGACTGCGTGTGGAATGTTGTTACCGGCTGCACTTCCGTGAGCGAGGGATGCCGTAACTGCTATGCGAAGCGCATGAGTAAAAGGTTGGTTGGAAGGTGTGGATACCCGGCAGATGAGCCTTTCAGAGTCACCTTGCACCCGGAAAGGTTGGATGAACCGCTTCGATGGCGGAAGCCCCGGCGTGTGTTTGTGTGCAGCATGGGGGATCTGTTTCATGAGGATGTGACTTTTGATTATATAAATAAAGTTTTTGGGGTTATGGCATTATCTCCACATCATATTTTTATTATTTTAACTAAACGACCAAAACGTATGATGAATTATGTACAAGAATTAGACGGTGATAAAAGTAAATATACAGGTTTACCCCTCTTTATATGTGAAGAAGTATTTTGGCCTGGAAATTTAATTTATAAGACAAAACATTATCCAATGAGTGGATTTAAATTTAATCGTTATCGCGGAGAAGGTGATGATATATATTGGGATGGCCCAGGACTGCCGTTCTCATGGCCACTTCGCAATGTTTGGCTGGGCGTCACAACAGAAAACCAACAAGCCGCCGATGAGCGGATACCGATTCTGCTGCGAATTCCGGCGGTGGTAAGGTTTGTGAGTGTGGAGCCACTACTTGACATTGTGGACTTAAGCAAGTGGCTAAAAGAAGACAGCCTTAATCTTATAAATTGGGTTATTTGCGGTTGCGAATCTGGACCGAACCGCCGGCAAACAGAGATTGAGTGGATTCGTATCCTCCGGGATCAATGTGTGTCTGCTGGATTAGCTTTCTTCCTGAAACAGATGGAGAGCGGCGGCAAGTTGGTGAAGATGCCGGAGTTGGACGGCCGAATGTGGGCGCAGGCGCCGGAGTAGAAGCAGCGTTGATCGAAATAAGTGAGGCTTAAGGAGTAAAATAAATGGCAAGACCTCAAAAAGAAGGATTAGATTATTTTCCTCATGATTGTGATGCATTTAACGATGAAAAAATAGAAGCATTAGTCATGCTACATGGTCCAATTGGATACATGTTTTATTTTGTCATGCTTGAAAGAATCTACAGAACAAAGGATTTCGAGCTAAAAATTTCTGACGCAGAAACTAAGCAGATATTCGCCAGAAAACTTTCAATAACTACCCAGGAATTCGACAGTATACTTTTTTCATCATTAAAGTGGGGTTGTTTTGATGAAGACGCATACAAAAAAAGAGGTGTTTTAACCAGTAATGGCATTAAAAAAAGAGCCAATGTAGTGGTTAAAAAACGGAATAAAATGCGGTCTGAGTATGGCTTAAGAATTTCTGACGCAGAAACTAAGCAGAAACTCACCAGAAACTCATCAGAAAAGGGGGAAAGAAAAGAAAAGAAAAGTAAAGTAAATAATATATATAACCCCCCTTATAGTTCCCCCCTTAAAAAAAATAACGAGCACTCACAGGACGATCAATGCTCAAACGAGCACTCAATACCTGTTGACCAATGCTCAAAAATACAAGGGGGGAAGATTAAATACGCTGAGTTTGTTAGCATGACCAACGATGAGTATTCATCACTCGTTGCAAAACTTGGCGATGAAAACAAGGTTAAGCGATGCATAGAAATTCTAGACAACTATAAAGGGGCCAACGGGAAGAAATACAAGTCTGATTACCGGGCTATCCTCAATTGGGTAATAACCCGGTTGCATGATGAAGAAAGCAAAAACAGTAACAACCCAGAAAACCAAGAAAGAAGGGAGATGATCAAATCGCTATACCTTAGCTAAAAAAGAAAAGAGGTGTCGCAGAATAAAGACTTTAAAATTACAACCACAAGTATTTAGACCAAAAGAGCGCGATATCCAAAAGCAAATCAAAGAGTACCTGCAGTGGCATGGATGGTTCGTGGTTAAGATTCACCAGTCGCTTGGCAGCTACCCCGGTATTGCTGATTTATACGCAGTCAAAGGCGGACGTTCGATTTGGGTTGAGGTGAAAACCCCTGCCGGCCGGCAAAGCGAGGTGCAACGGGAGTTTCAAAGGCAAGTTGAGGAGCACGGGGGTGTTTACGTGCTGGCGCGG